CCTGGAACACTTATTACGTTTACCCCAAATTCTGAGTTTGAATTTATAATAGATGGTGAACGACTTTATTGTATGAAATCAAATGATATAGCTTTAACTCATGAATACCAAGGAAACGAAGAAGAAAATAATCCAAGCTGGGCAAAAAGCAGTTGAGGAACTTATAAAGGTAGCAAAAGAAAAGATTGTAGACTCAGACGACGATGTAAGCGCTGATAGATTAAAGAATGCTGCCGCTACTAAAAAGTTAGCTATATTTGATGCTTTTGAAATACTTAATCGTATTCAACAAGAAGAAGATATACTAAATGAAAAACCAAAAGAAGTTAAAGAACAAAAGTCTTTTAGAGGTTTTGCAGAAGGGAGAAGTAAGTGAGTTACGAACAAGCACTTTGGAAAGAAATTAAGGACGTTGTAAATCCTAAGATATTAGCTAAAAACAATAGATTTAAAAAATGGGAGTATGGTTATAACTCTGATTATGATTTTATAGTAATAAGTAAAACTGGAAAAATTGGACAAATCATTGAAATACAAGATCTCAGGATTGCTTTACCGGCAACAGATGAACCGTTTAAACGAAGCGATAAAAAAGCGGAACAATACTGGGAAAGACAAGACTACCCAAAAGAATTAAGTAAAATCAAAAGTAGATTTGACTGGGAAGAATACCCAGCTGAATTTAAAGAAAAGTGGTATGATTACATCGACGAAGAATTCAAAAGGCGAGAAAATGGTTATTGGTTTTACAATAACGGCATGGCTAATTACATTACTGGTACTCATTACATGTACCTCCAATGGTCAAAGATCGATATTGGAGCACCAGACTATAGAGAAGCAAATAGACTCTTCTTTATATTTTGGGAAGCATGTAAAGCAGATACAAGATGTTACGGAATGTGCTACCTTAAAAACAGACGATCTGGATTCTCTTTTATGTCGTCAGCGGAACTTGTTAACCAAGCTACAATATCTTCCGATGCTAGATTCGGTATATTGTCCAAGTCTGGTTCGGACGCCAAAAAAATGTTTACAGATAAAGTTGTACCCATATCAGTCAACTACCCGTTCTTCTTTAAACCCATTCAAGATGGTATGGACAGGCCAAAAACTGAGTTGGCATATCGTGTTCCGGCATCAAAGCTTACTAGAAGAAAGCTTGAGTCGAATGAACAGCTTAGAGAACTAGAAGGATTAGATACAACTATTGACTGGAAAAATACAGGTGACAACTCTTACGATGGTGAAAAGCTAAAACTATTAGCTCATGATGAAAGTGGTAAATGGGAAAGACCTGATAATATATTAAATAACTGGAGAGTTACAAAAACTACATTAAGACTAGGATCAAGGATCGTAGGTAAGTGTATGATGGGCTCAACTTCAAATGCTTTAGATAAAGGTGGAGACAACTTCAAAAAATTATACTACAATTCAGACGTTACTAAAAGAAATAGAAACGGACAAACATCTTCTGGCCTCTACTCTCTTTTCATCCCTATGGAATGGAACTACGAAGGATTCATGGATACTTTTGGACTTCCTGTCTTCACTAGACAAAAGAGTCCAGTCAAAGGAGTTGATGGTGAACCAATTACAATCGGAGTTATTGAGCACTGGGAAAACGAAGTTGATGGACTTAAAGACGACACAGACGGATTAAACGAATACTATAGACAGTTTCCAAGAACTGAAGCTCATGCATTCAGAGACGAAGCTAAAAACACATTATTTAACTTAACCAAGATATATCAACAAATAGATTATAATCTTGAAATGAACAATGTATCTTCTGTAACTAGAGGGAGCTTCATGTGGGAAAATGGTATTAAGGATACAAGAGTTTCTTTTATGCCTAATAAAGATGGTAGGTTTTTAATATCTTGGGTACCACCTAAAAACTTACAAAATCGAGTGATAGTAAATAATGGGCTTAAGAGTCCTGGAAACGAACACATTGGAGCTTTTGGTTGTGATAGCTATGATATATCAGGTACAGTAGATGGTAAAGGATCTAACGGAGCATTACATGGCTTAACAAAGTTTAGTATGGAAGATGCGCCGCCTAATCATTTCTTTTTAGAATATATATCAAGACCTCAAACAGCTGAGATATTCTTTGAAGATGTGTTAATGGCTTGTGTATTTTATGGTATGCCTATACTTGCTGAAAATAACAAACCAAGATTATTATACTACTTTAAACGTAGAGGTTATAGAGGTTTTTCAATGAATCGTCCTGATAAAATTTGGAATAAACTTTCTACAACAGAAAAAGAAATAGGTGGAATACCTAACTCAAGTGAAGACATTAAACAAGCACATGCTGCTGCAATTGAATCTTATATAGAACAATACATAGGTATACTTCAAGAAGGTTATGGAGATATGTACTTTCAAAAAACCCTAGAAGACTGGGGGAGGTTTAATATTAATAACAGAACTAAGTTCGATGCTACTATAAGCTCTGGTTTAGCTATAATGGCTTGTAACAAAAATAGATACAGACCTAATCCTGAAAGAAAATATCAACCTATTAGTTTAGGTATTAAAAGATATAACAATGATGGGGTAACTTCAAAAATAATAAAATAAATAGATGATTTATACTACTAATAATAGTTCATTCCCGGATCAGGTGGTACCTGACGCAGAGAAAGCTACTTTAGATTATGGACTTGCTGTCGGTAGAGCGATTGAGGGTGAATGGTTTAGAAATAATGGTCGTGGTAATAATGGATACGCAACTAATTATAATAACTACCACAGCTTAAGACTGTATGCAAGAGGTGAGCAACCTGTTCAAAAGTATAAAGATGAACTAGCTATTAATGGTGATTTATCATATTTAAACTTAGACTGGAAGCCAGTTCCAATAATATCTAAGTTTGTAGATATTGTCGTTAATGGAATGACTCAAAGAAATTATGAAATAAGCGCTTTTAGTGTTGATCCATTTTCTTTGAAATCAAGAACTGATTACGCATCTACGTTGTTAAGAGATGTTAGAGAGTTAGAGCTAATTCAACAAATGGAGAAAGAGTTGGGGGTTGAAATATTGTCTAAAGAAGTTAGAGAATTAGGTTTAGAAAACGAAGATGAAGTAAAATTACATTTACAACTAGATTACAAACAGTCAATCGAAATAGCCGAAGAAGAAGTTATAAAAGATATATTAAATAAAAACAAATACGATTCTATAAAAAAAAGGTTTTGTCAAGACTTAGTAACGCTTGGTATATCAGCAGTTAAAACAACTTGGAATAAAGCTGAAGGGGTTGTTGTAGATTACGTAGACCCAGCTTCTTTAGTTTATTCTTACACGGAAGATCCTAACTTTGAAGACATATATTATGTTGGTGAAGTAAAGTCTGTTTATATATCAGATTTAAAAATGGAATTTCCATACTTAACAGATCAAGAACTTCAAACTATACAGAAATACCCTGGTAATCAAGAATATTTAAGAAATTGGAGTGGTAAACAAGATGATTTAACCGTACAAGTATTATATTTTGAATATAAGACTTACTCTGATCAAGTTTTTAAAATAAAACAAACACCTACGGGTTTAGAAAAAGCATTACAAAAGCCTGATACTTTTAATCCGCCTGAAAGCGAGAAGTTTAATAGAGTTTCTAGAACTATCGAAACATTATATAGTGGAGCAAAAATATTAGGACATCCTATGATGTTAAAATGGGAACTAGCGGAAAATATGACAAGGCCTAATTCTAACATAAATAAAGTTAGAATGAACTACAATATATGTGCTCCTAGAATGTACAAAGGCCGTATTGAATCTACCGTTAGTAAAATAACAGGCTTTGCTGATATGATTCAGTTAACACATCTTAAACTGCAACAAGTATTATCTAGAGTTGTGCCAGATGGTGTTTATTTAGATATGGATGGTTTAGCAGAGGTTGATTTAGGTAATGGAACTAACTACAATCCAGCTGAAGCTTTAAATATGTATTTTCAAACTGGTTCTATTGTAGGTAGATCGTTAACACAAGATGGCGATATTAATAGAGGTAAAGTTCCTATACAAGAATTACAAACAGGTTCAGGTGGAGCCAAAATACAAAGCTTAATACAAACTTATCAGTATTACTTACAAATGATACGAGATGTTACCGGTTTGAACGAAGCTAGAGATGGATCAACACCTGATAAAAACTCTCTAGTAGGTTTACAGAAGTTAGCAGCGGCTAACTCAAACACGGCTACAAGACATTTACTTCAAGCTATGATGTATATGACTGTTAAAACGTGTGAAAATATAAGTTTAAGAGTAGCTGACTCTTTAGAGTTTCCATTAACTAAACAAACTTTAGAAAACAGTATATCTAGATTTAATGTAGGTACTTTGGAAGAGCTTGCAGATTTAAACATGTATGAGTTTGGAATATTTTTAAATTTAGAACCAGACGAAGAAGAAAAACAAGTTTTAGAACAAAACATTCAAATAGCTTTAAAATCAGGTCAAATAGACTTAGATGACGCTATAGACTTAAGAGGTATAAATAATCTTAAGTTGGCTAATCAAATGCTAAAACAAAGAAAAGCCAAAAGACTTAAAATAAAACAACAGCAACAAGCTGCTCAAGTACAACAGCAGACTAATGCTAACGCTGAATTAGCTGAAAGAACAGCTCAAGCTGAAATGCAAAAACAACAAGCTTTAACAGAGTCTGAAATGCAAGTAGAACAAGCTAAATCTCAGTTTGATATAAACAAGATGCAGCAAAAAGGAGAACTTGACAAGCAGATTCTTCAGATGAAGTTCCAGTTTGATATGCAGCTTAAACAAATGGAGATTCAAGTTCAAAAAAGTAAAGAACAAGAGATTGAAGATAGAAAAGATAAAAGAACTAAAATCCAAGCAACTCAACAAAGCGAGATGATTTCTCAAAGAAAAAACGATTTACTACCTATAGATTTTGAAGCAAAACAAGATCTAGCTAATAATGATATGGGTAGCTTACAAAACCCAGGAGAATTAATGCCTGAGTAAATTTCATTAACTATTATATTATATTATGTCAGAAAAAGAAGAAGTAAAACCTTTGAAAGTTAAGGTTAAGAAACCTTCATTAAAAACTAAATCAAACAAAGTACATAAAGTTGATTTAAGTAAAAAAGAAGAAGTAAAAGAAGAAATAAAAGAAGATGCCATTCAAGAGCCAAGCGCAGAGAAAGTGGATGTACAAGAACCATCCGGAGATGGCAAAAAAGTGGGAGAAACACACGAAGAAAAAGTCGTTGCCACTGAAGCTAAAGAAGAAAAAGAAGTAATATCTCCAATATCTGAAATAACTGAAGAAGCTGCTAAAGAAGTAGAAGAAGTTAAGAAAGAATATAAAGAAGCTATAAGAGATGAAAAGGTTACTGGAAAACCATTACCTGAAAACATCGAAAAACTAGTTTCATTCATGGAAGAAACAGGTGGAACTATCGAAGATTATGCTAGATTAAATAGAGATTATTCTAATATAGACGATACTTCTTTACTTAAAGAATATTACAAAAATACTAAACCACATTTAGATCAAGAAGAAATAAACTTCATAATGGAAGACAATTTCTCTTTTGACGAAGATATGGATGAAGAGCGAGATATAAAGAAAAAGAAACTTGCCTTCAAAGAAGAAATTGCTAAAGCCAAAAACTTTTTGGAAGAAACCAAGAGTAAGTACTACGACGAAATCAAGTTGAGACCCGGCGTAACTCAGGACCAACAAAAAGCATTAGACTTTTTC